ACACCTCTCACTTATTTAGTCGTGATAAATAAGAATAATATCGATATGCTAACCGCATGGATGATACAATTATAAATAGCTTGTAACACAATATCGTGGAGTTATCATGGCAGCAATAGCATCCCGGCAAGGCTTAAAGGACTATTGCCTTCGTCGGCTAGGATATCCCGTAATCGATATCAACGTCGATGACCAGCAGATCGAAGATAGAATTGATGATGCTCTACAGAAGTACCGCGATAATCACTTCGAGGCCACTGAGCATGTATATTATCAAATTTCAGTGACGGCCAACGATCTTGTCAATAAATATTTTACGCTTCCCGAATCGATGATTGGTGTTGTGCGAATATTGAATATAGATTCATCAATTGGCACTTCAAACTTATTCAATGCGCGCTATCAGATGTATCTAAATGATATCTATAATGGTAACCTATCGAATATCGATGTTTCTGGATATGTTTCGATTATGCGTCATATAGAAACAATAGAACAACTATTCTCAGGCATCAAGCCAATTCGATTTCAACGGCACCAAAACATACTAAATGTTGATCTTGATTGGAATACACTTAATGTAGGAGACTTTATCATAGTTGATGGGTATAAAGCCATCGATCCAGAAGTATATACCGATATATACAACGACTCATGGTTAAAGAAATATGCCACGGCTCTCATCAAAAGGCAATGGGGTTCGAATCTATCGAAGTTTGAAGGTATGCAATTGCCCGGTGGTGTAACATTCAATGGCAAGGTTATATACGAAGAAGCCGATGCTGAAATAGCGAAGATCGAAGAAGACATGATCAATAGTGTATCAGGTATTCTGTCAGACCTCACGGGCTAATCAATGACCGTCAATAAGTATTTCAAGTATTATAGTTACGGCCGAGAACAAGATACGGCCGAGGATCTTATTATAGAGAGCATAAAGATATATGGGCTGGACGTAAAGTATCTACCGCGAACCATAATCAATCAGGATTTTCTTCTGGGTGAAGATGCTCTGGGTAAATTCAATTCGGCCATTGATTTAGAAGTCTATATCAAGAATATACAGGGATTTGAAGGCGAGGGTGATTTCCTAAGTAAGTTTAATCTTGAAATACGCGATCAAATTACTTTCACTATGGCGCGAAAGCGATTTAGTCAGATTGCCACCGAAAAACTAATCGAAGAAGTTGGATATAATTATCAGGTAGAAACTGCCAATACACAAGCTTGGGGCGCAACGGATTCATACTTGCTAGAGACAGGTAGCGCCAATGGATATAGTATTACGTCATCTCGCCCACTTGAAGGCGATCTAATATTTCTTCCGTTGAATAATAAGCTATACGAAATCAAATCTGTCGAACATGAAAATATATTCTACCAGCACGGTAAACTATATACATATGATATTCAATGCGAATTGTATGAGCGTGATTCTCGTCTCGATACGGGCAATACAGTAATCGATATTATCGAGTCCGATACGACACTCGACATACTAACATACCAGTTCCTAGATGAATCAGGAAATATTATGTTAATTGAGGATGGAGGATACATGCTTCAAGAATTCCGCCTCGAAGCGACGGCTCCAATGGCTAATAACGAATACATCACGGCGAAATCGCTATCGTTTGTGAATTGGTCTGAGAAGAATCCTTTTAGTGAAACCGATAGATGGTAATGTAAATGGCTATATTCGGTTCTCAATATTATAATCAGACGCTTCGGCGATACATTGTCATGTTCGGTAATATGTTCAATGATATGGTTGTTCAGCGTTTAGATTCCAGTAATGCGGTAATACAGTCTATTGGTGTGCCTCTTACTTACAGCCCGAAAGAAAAATACTTGGCCAGACTTGCGGCCGATCCCGATTTGACTCGACCTGTAGCTATTCAACTTCCATCGATATCGTTTGAAATGCTCAGTATGTCATATGATGGCACGCGCCGTCTAACGGGCAGTACGAAGAATGTATCGCACAATTCATCTGATTTAAATCGAGTTCGATCCCAATTTGTTCCCGTACCATATAATATGAATTTCTCATTGTATATTTACACTCGAAATGCAGATGATGCCGCACAGATAATTGAGCAGATTATTCCATACTTTGGACCCGAGTGGACCAATAGCGTGAATTTAATTCCATCAATGGGAATTACTCTAGACATTCCTACCATATTAAATAGCATATCATCTGAAGATACTTACGAGGGTGACTTCGTGACACGTAGGGCGCTAATTCACACATTAGATTTCACGGTTCGCGGGTACTTCTTTGGGCCAGTTCGAACCAGTGGTGTAATCAAGAGAGCACAGGTCGATTTAAATATCGTGTCTGCACAATCAAATACAAATGTTCTATATGGCATTCAAAGCACTTCTATCACTCAAGCTGATATAGCCAGAACTGGGCGAAGCTCGCGCGTCGTAGTTACTCCCGGGCTATTGGCTAATGGTTCGCCGACTACAAATAGCGCAGCATCTATAGCACTGTCACTAATCTCGGCCAATTCAAACTATGGGCTGGCTGCGAATACATTCACATTTGCTGATGGCAAAAAGTATGATCCAGTAAGTGGATCAGATAATCTTCGTATTGAACAGATACAGAAAACGCGAATGGATTTACCCACATAATGTCACAGTTAAATAATAATATGAATAAGATATTTGATATAACTCCATCGACGGTGGTATTGGATACAGTATCTCTTCCCGCAACTTTTGCCGGCGCGCCGGACGTAAGTGACGATTTTACAGTTGCGCGCAATAATATTCGCAATATAATAGAAAAAGGAGACGATGCGCTGGAGTCTGCGTTGGAGCTGGCAAAAGAAAGTGAGCATCCACGTACGTATGAAGTAGTTGGGCAGTTAATCAAGGTACTAGTCGATGCCAACAAGGATTTACTTAATATACATAAGCAAAAAAAAGAATTAAATACGACAGAATCAGAAACATCTTCGAAGAATGTAACTAATGCTATATTTGTTGGTAGTACGGCAGAATTACAAAAAATAATACGAGGTAAAACAAATGTGGAATAATATACGTAAGGTTTTCAAGTCTATGTTTCGTGCTATTCGAGGCCTCGGCCCTAAGACCTTGGTCGAGACACATAAACCAGCAGCGACCACGGCCGTGCAGAAGATAGCGCCAGCAAACAAAGCCCATAATAAGATTAGGGCAAATGCCGCTAAGGACAAGATTCGTCGCAGCCGCAAGAGGGTAAATGATTCTAACTAATGAGTGATCTATATCTAGCTAATCCTAAACTAAAACGCTCACACGTTCCGATATCCTTCACGCAAGAACAGATTGAAGAATATGTGCGATGTGCGAACGACGTTGAATATTTTACGGAAAAATATATCAAGATTGTAAATATCGATAAAGGTTTGATTTCCTTCGATATGTACGATTATCAACGAAATATGATGCGTACATTCAAAAATGAGCGATTCGTAATTACGAAGATGCCTAGGCAGTCAGGTAAGAGTACCACGGTCACTTCGTATATTGTATGGAAGATATTATTTCAGGATAATCAAAACGTAGCTATTCTTGCCAATAAGGGCCGTCTGGCCAATGATCTTCTAGCTAAGGCAAAACTCGCATATGAAAATCTTCCCATATGGCTACAGCAGGGAGTTGTTACTTGGAATAAGGGTAATATCGAACTAGAGAATGGAAGTAAGGTTCTTGCCGCCGCTACTTCGTCAAGCGCAATTCGTGGTGGTTCATATTCTCTGATATTACTTGACGAATTTGCATTCGTTCCGAGAAATATTGCCGAAGACTTTTTCTCTTCGGTATATCCTACTATTAGCTCCGGCGTCACATCGCAAATCATTATCGTATCTACACCAAACGGTATGAATCATTACTATAAGATGTGGGCAGACGCAATTGAAAAACGCAGTCTTTATATTCCCATAGAAGTATCTTGGCGAGAAATTCCAGGGCACGACGACGCTTGGCGAAGTCAGACAATTCGCAATACTTCAGAGGAACAATTTAAACAAGAATTCGAATGTAATTTTCTAGGTAGCACCAATACGCTGATAAATTCTGACAAGATTCGCGAATTGGCTTTTGTATCTACGACTCGCGACAAATGGGGGCTGGACATCATCGAGAGACCTATAGCCGGTCATACCTATGTCATGACGGTCGATACAAGCCACGGCGCAGGACAGGATTATTCGGCG